TCAGAAGATGGGTGGCTCCGCCGGCTCAACGATGGCGTCGATTCAAGGTTTGTCGGACCAACTCGTTGACTTTCGCACCCAAGGCAAGGCGCTTCCGACCGAGCTGTTCTTGCTGGAAGGCAAGAGCGGCGTAAACGTTGATTTCCAACATGGTTGGGAAAACCTGGCGCTCAGCCTCGCGAATGCCAGCCACGAGCTTGCCAAGACCGATCCGGCCGCCGCCAGTCGCTTTCTTCGCGCCCTAGGTCTCGATCCCGCCACGGCAAACCTTCTCATCGCGCAAGGGCCGCGCATGAAAGGGTATCTTGAGATGCTAAAGCGTCTCTCGCCAAATCAGGCTGATCGAGACGCGGCGGCCGGCATGACGTCGCATTGGGCGCAACTCGCCGCTCAGTTTGACCTTCTCGCCGCAAAGCTTTCGACCGCGCTCGCGCCCTGGCTAAATTGGCTGACCGATAAGATCGGCGCCATCGTCGAAGGGTTGTCTCATTGGGTCGAGAAAAACCCCGATTTGGCGGCGGGAATTACGGCCCTTCTAGCGTTGCTCGCTGGCGTCAAGATCATCCAGTCAATTCGAAACGTGCTTGCGCTCAAGGACGCTCTGCTAGCGCTTGGCGCGGCAAACGCGGCGGTTGGTGGCGGTGGACTGCTTGGGTTTCTTGCGGCCAACCCTTGGATTGCGGGCCTCATCGCGGGCGCGGCCGTCATGGCGCCCGGCGGTCTCAACGAGGGCGAAGATGAGCGCGCGCGGCAGCGTGAGCATGGGCAGGGCGGCGGCAATGACGCGCTCAGTCGGCGCGGGACAGGCCATATCGGCAAGGCGGCGAAATCAGCAAACTCCGCCGCCATCATTGATGAGATGCGTAAGGCCGGGCTGCCGAACGAAGCCATCGCCGCAGCGATCGGATCGATGCAGACGGAGAGTGGGCTAAACCCCGCCGTCGCCGAAAATTCTTATAATCACGGCCATCATGGCCTTATTCAATGGGATAGCACGCGCTGGGCAAAGGTTTCCGCTTGGATCAAAAGCCAGGGCGGCGACCCTATGGACGCGCGATGGCAGACGCGGGCCTTCATCGCCGAGGGCCGGGCCAAGCCCGGCGATCCGCTTTACGATGGTCCTGCAACGAGTCGGGGGTTTAAAGACCTCGAAAGCGCCGGGGGTGATTTGAGCCGCGCCGTTCAGGGGATGCGTGGGATCGAGCGTTTTGGTCGAGGCGAAGAAGGCGGACGGGGTGCGCTAGCGCGGGGATGGCTTCCGATTGTGGCCGGCAATCAACCTTTGACGATCGCCGAGATCGCGCGCGCAGCCAACCCGCCCGGCTCTCACCAAGGCGGCCCCGTGCCGATGCCGGCGAACATGGGACCGTTGTGGAAGGGCGGCGAGCGCATGCCGGCGTTCGTGCAAATGCGCCAAGCCGCGCTGAACAACATCGCGAACAATACGACGGCCACGACGACGTCATCCTCGAATGAGCTTCACGTTGGCTCAATCAATGTCAATGCGCCGGGCGTAACGGACGCGCATGGAGTGGCGCGCCATATTGACAGCGCTCTCGCCGCGTCTATGTTCGCGAATGCCGCGAATTACGGGCCGAATTGACCGTGGCTGGCCCATACAATGTTCCTGACGTACCCGGCGTCCCATCGCTCAACTTCGCGGCGGGCGCCGATCAGGGCATAGAGCTTCTCAACGAAGACCTCGTTTCGCTCACGCCGTCCGTCTCGCCGCAATGGGGTATCTTTCTAAATGGCGCGCCGGTCGTCACGGCGGACTCGGTCGTCGATTTTACGCTGAAAAAAGAATTTGCCCTTTCCGACTATCCCGTCGAGGAGGGCGCCTTCGAGACCTACGACAAGGTCATCATCCCCTTCGATTGCCGCCTTCGGTTTTCCGCTGGAGGATCGCTTGCCAATCGCCAGAGCCTGCTTGACTCGATCGACGCGATTTCTGGCGATCTCAACTTTTACGATGCTGTCACGCCAGAAGTTGTCTATCCGAGTTGTAACGTCGTCCATTACGATTATCGGCGGACGTCCCGGAATGGCGTCGGGCTCATCATCGTGGACGTGTGGCTCTTGCAAGTCCGCGTCGGAACATCGTCGTCGTCCTCGGCGCTGACCAACACGGCGCAGCCGAGCGGAGCGGACCCGCAGAACGACGGGACGGTGCAGCCAACGACGCCGACAGCCGCTCAATCAAGCGCTGCCTCGGCGACGGACGGCGTGAGGTTCGCGACCCCCGCCGAAGCGGCTCAGGCCGGGAGCGATTGATGCAAGTGATCCCGCTCAACCCGGTTCCTTCGCAATGCGTCACGTGCTTATTAAATGGGCAATACACGCAACTGAACGTCTATCAGAAATTTTTTGGCCTCTTCATGGACATTTATGTCAATAACGCGCTGATCATCGGCGGGGTGCTCTGCGAAAACCTCAATGCCATCGTGCGCTCGCTCTATCTCGGGTTCGAGGGCGACTTTACGTGGCTGGACAATCAGGGCGCGACGGACCCGGCCTATACGGGGCTTGGGTCGCGATATTCGCTGATCTATCTTGAGCCGTCTGATTTGGCGGATGCCAATCAATAACCATCGCAGACGTGAACATTGTTCGGAAGCGTCCATTTCCCGTGAGTGCGAAGGTTTAATGCGGAGTACGTCTCTCCATCCCCCTTGGGGCATCCCGGCGCGATGGCTATAAGACAAATCCTGACAGGGTCGCCGACGCGAGAAAGCTGTATTGCGCGAACGATATCATATGCGACACCCACTACGCCGTTGGCATACATTACGCCGCTTCCGCTTTCTGGGTTGCTATCAAGTCGCGACCCGAGCTGACTGATGCGCGTCAGGACGCAGCTATGAAGAGAGGGTTTGGTAACAAGCGTGTCGGCGGCATCCGCAAACGACATGCCAAGCGTTAAAGCGACGGTGAAAGCGAGAACAGCGGCGCGCATGCGGGCCTCGGCAAAGAGCGGCGATTTCCTAACCTACTACGAGCGGTGAAAAAAGTCAGCCGGCCAGCGCCTTCTCTAGCAGCCGCCTGACGGCCTCGGGGCGCGAGGGCTTGGGGTCGGGTTGGGCGGCGATCCAGGCGTTGAAAGCGGCGCGCGACGCCAAGCGCCGCCGCCGGGCAAAAAAATGGCTTGAACTTCTATGAGCGAGTTGTTAGTCTCGAAACCGTTGATGGCTTGGCTGGCTGCAACAATTTCGAGGGCGTCGGGACCGTTCGCAGCGGCCGACGCTCTCTTTTTTCCTTGGGTCATGTGATCAGGCTGCCTCCTCGCTCGAGGTCTGGATTGACTCGCACTGACGGCGCCATTCCGCCGCAGCCTCGCGTGAGATCAAAACGCGGTGCCCCACGCGCATCTCCCGGGGACCGCGACCTTTCTTTTTCTCCGCAAAATATTGGCTGACGGAGTACCCGTGCCTCTGGCAGTGCTCGGGAATCGTGAATGCGTCTTTATCGACCATTGATCCGGCTCCAAACCACATCGCTTCGATGTGCCCGAGCCAAAATGATGCGACTAGGATCAGGCGTCCAAAGGATTTAAACGATAAAAATTCGGGTACTAAATTCCTTAATCTGGCGCATCGGATGCATCTCGCAAGCACGCCCGTCAGGGACATGGAATCGCTTAAACTCAAGTCGAAATATGCCGACGCGTTTTCGGAAATAGGTTTTTCCGTCGCAAGGGATATTTTCGCGACCCTGTCGGGCACGCCGACGACGGCGGCGCAGATTTCACCGTGAGGGGGGGAGGGGAGCTCATGTTGATGATCCCACGCTTTCAAAGGAAAGCACGCAAGCGGTATCTGTCCATCGACTTTGAGCCGATCAATGAGCCAGGGCCGGTCCCTGAATCTTGCATCGAAGCGGCAAGAGGGCGCATCGAATTCTTCGAGCGCTTCCCAGGAGAAACGCGTGAGCAATTCGAGGCGCGGCGAAATACAGAGAAGGTCACTGAAGGACCGGTGTGGTGGGGCCTAATGGACCCACCCCAAACCGTTGAAGGGCCTCTCCCATGGCCCTTGCGCCTTCGGCGTCTAAGGCAAAAACTAGCTCTATGTTGGACGGTAATAAAAACGTGAGTATTGGGCTTTTTGTGACAGGATGCGTTTGAATTTTCCATTGCGAAACGGCCAATATCGGATGGTCTAATATTGTGCCGGCCTTAGGAGGATTAGCGCTAGATAGAGCCGCCGCGAACTCGTTCTCACTAACGAGTTCGATTTGACCATTGGCGGCAATCCTAGCGATTGTCTCTGTCATCGCACCATCCCGTCTCAGCTTACGCGATGGCAAGGTCGATCTCTTTAGGCCAACGCTTCAGCCCCTTGAGCCGGTTCGCGTTATCAATCCGGTACACGGCCAGCGTGCCATTGGTGTTGAATAGGTGAACGTAGGACTTTCCTCCGACCTGGACCACGCCACTGGCGTCGCTCGGTTGGTAGGTCGCGCCGCGTCGGAAATAAGCCGCGAAGGCACACGGTACCGAAAACGGAGTCAAAGATGGTGCGCCTGCGTCAACTGTCGGTAGCGTCGGCCAAAACGGCCCCCAAAGGCCGTCAATCGAAGCACCTAAGCCTAGTGACGTGGCTGTTACCCCGGCCACAATCCGCAGCAAACGCCGGATTTGCGGACGACCTTGCTCTTGGGGCAGTCGTTGGGTTTTACGGCTGCTTGGTTGCCGCGTTTCTCTTTTTCGTCGTTGCTTGGGCTTGGTCATAAAAGAATTTTCGCGAAGCTTGGCGGTTCGTCCTCCGCGTATCTAACCACCCTTCTTCAACCTCACGCCAGCCCCGCTGCCGTTCTCGGCGATGAACTCGACGCCAGCGGATTCGAGGACGGCCGGATCGTCCGAGCGCCTAACAGGCGCGCAATCGCTGAAATCAAGGCCGCCTTCGGGCGGCTTTTTTATTGAGGCATCATGGCGTTCACCCAAAAACTAATCAGCGTCTCGCTTTCCCTTGCGAACGGCCAATTTTCTGGCGGGGGCAATTCCTCGACGCTGACCGGCTTGCGCACGTCGATCCGGGTCAAAATCCCTGGCGGCGCGACCATGAGCCAGCTCGAAGGCGCGATCTTCGGCATGTCCCTTTCGGACATGAACCAGCTCTCGACGGTCGGAACGCAGCTCAACGCCCAAGCTCAAAACACGATCACGGTTATGGCTGGTGATGCCGATAGCGGAATGGCCTTAGTCTACAAAGGCACGCTCATGGCGGCCTACGTGGACGCGCAGTCCATGCCCCAGGTGGCTTTCCGCGTAAGTGGTTCGGCGGGCGCCTACGAGGCCGTGAAGCCGGTCAAGCCGACAAGCATTCAAGGGGCTGGCGATGTCGCGCAAGTGATGAGCCAGCTTGCCGGCCAAATGAATTTATCATTTGAGAACAACGGCGTAAACGTCAAGCTCTCGAATATTTACCTCTCCGGGTCCGCGCGAATGCAGGCGCTTACGCTCGCGCAACATGCCGGTATCGAGCACCTGATAGACAAGGGCACCTTGGCGATTTGGAACCCTGGCCAGGGGCGCCAATCATCATCGCTCATGATTTCGCCTCAGACTGGCATGGTCGGATATCCGCTATTCAACCAAAATATGATTATCGTGAAAACGCTTTTCGACCCAACCATCACCTATGGCGGCACGATGCAGGTTCAAAGCGATCTCACGCCAGCTTGCGGAACGTGGCTCATCAACAACGTCGAGCTAGCGCTCGATTCCATGGTCCCGCATGGACAGTGGTTCGCGACGCTGTCCGGCGTGCCTCAAAAGACGACGCAGCAATCGCCGTGACAGACGATACCCAAGGCTATTTCGGTTGGCAGGGCCTTACCGACGCCGGCTCGCAATACAATCAGCACGCCTTCGCGATCCGCCAGGAACAAGGGCGCCAAGGCGGAGCCATCCCCGTCAAGATCATCGCCGTGCATGGTGGCGGCGTCGGCGCGCCGCCGACCGTTGATGTTCAGCCCCTCGTCAATCAAATCGACGGACAGGGCAACCCAACGCCTCACGGGACGATCTACGGTATCCCGTGTACGCGAAACCAGGGCGGCCTCGGCGCGATCATCAATGACCCGGTGGTTGGCGATACCGGCCACATGGTCATTTCGGATCGAGACATATCCTCGGTCAAATCGAACAATGGCGCCGTCAGCAATCCCGGATCGTTTCGCCGCTTCGACAAGGCCGATGGCGTCTATCACGCAGGAATGCTCAACAAAAACGCGCCGACGATCTACATTCAGTTTTTATCGAACGGCCTTAAAATAGAGGACAATCAGGGAAACTCAATCGTCACCGGTCCGAACGGCGTAAATATAAACGGTTTGAAGATCGACAAAAACGGAAATCTCACGACGCCGGGAAGCATCCAAGCGGGAACGGGATCGGGTGATTCCGTCACGCTTCAACATCATGTTCATGCTGGCGGGCCGCCGCCCGATCCGGGAACGTAGCTCTTGGACACGCTTTTGCTCGATGTTTCCGCGTGGGATTTGGTCCTCGACGTGGATGGGAATATCGCGACCGCATCGGCTCCGTATTCCCTCGCGCAAGACGCGGCCTCGGCTATCAGGACATTTCAAGGGGAAGTTTACTACAATACGACCTTGGGGATTCCCTACTTTTCTCTGATCCTAGGTCGGCGGCCTCCGGTCGCGCTCATGAAAGTGCAATTCGTCGCGGCTGCTCTCACGGTTCCAGGCGTCGCAAGCGCCGTTTGCTATATCGCTTCGGTCACCGATCGCGCGGTGACAGGCCAAGTCCAGATTACCGATACATCCGGCAACATCTCGGCGGCGACATTCTGACATGACAGTATCGACGAATGTTCCGCAACCGACCTTCGGGCCGGATGGCTATATCGCGCCCGCCGAGTCGAGCATTCTGGCGGGCGTCCAGGCGGACAATAACACCGCGTTTGGGGGCAATCTCAACCCCGCGCTCAACACGCCGCAAGGCCAACTCGCGTCCAGCCTCACCGCGATTATCGGTTTTATCAACGACACGTTTCTTTATTACACGACCCAAACCGATCCGGCCTATGCGCAAGGCCGCATGCAAGACGCCATAGGCCGCATCTACTTCATTGAGCGCGCCCCGTCCGAGCCGACCACGGTTCAGTGCACCTGTACGGGCCTCGCTGGCGTTTCCATCCCCGTTGGCGCAACGGCCGTCGCGGAGGACGGCAATATCTACACATGCACCGAGGCGGGCACGATCGGCATTGGCGGAACGGTCACGCTGTCCTTCGCGTGCAACGTCGTTGGGCCGATATCCTGCCCCGCCGGCACGCTCAATCAGATTTACCAGTCCATCCCCGGATGGGACGCAATTACGAACCCGGCCGATGGAACGGTTGGAAACAACGTCGAGACCCGAGCGGCTTTCGAGGCGAGGCGATCTCAGTCCGTCGCGAAAAACGCTCTTGGGTTTCTTCCCGCGCTCAAGGGGGCCGTTCTAAATGTTCCAAACGTTTTGGACTGCTATTGTTACGAAAACGATACGAACTCAATATCGGTCGTGGGGAATTATAGCCTCGCGCCGAATAGTGTCTATATCGCGGTTCTCGGCGGCGAAGCGCAGGCCGTGGCGCAAGCCATATGGTCGCGCAAGGCGCCGGGGTGCGCGTACAATGGCAACACGACAGTAACGGTGCTTGATACGAGTGTCGGATATTTTCCGCCATATCCATCCTATGCCGTGACTTTTGAAATCCCGCCATCGCTTGACGTGCTGGTTTCCGTCAATATCGTGAACAGCGCGGCGGTTCCCTCGAACGCTCTCGCGCAAATCCAAAACGCGATCGTCGCGGCGGCGGTTGGGTCCAGCGGCGGCGTGCGTCTCGCGCGGATCGCCACGCCGCTTTATGCCAGCTCCTTTTACGCGGCGGTCGCATCCCTCGGCGCCTGGGCGCAAATTATCTCGCTTGAACTCGGGTCGGCGAACACCCCCTCGGCGGTCTTTACGGGAACGATCGCGACCAACACTCTGACCGTCTCGGCGGTTTCTAGCGGCGCCCTGGCTGTCGGGCAAACCATCGTTGACGGCTCGGGAAATGTCGCGACTGGAACCACCATCACCGCGCTCGGAACGGGCACCGGAGGGACCGGAACCTATATCGTCAGCATATCACAGACTGTCGGTGTCGAGGGAATGTCTAGCGCGCTCGCCAATCAGTTCGTGGTCAAGCCCAATCTCAATCAGGTTCCAGCCGTCGCCGCGCCCAACATCACGTTGACGCTGACCTGATGGCCGATTTCGATAGCGGTTTCTCCGGGGACTTTACGTCCCCCGCGAAGCCGCCAAGTGATCTTACCGGGCCTCCCTATCCCCCCTTGCCGGGGCCTGGATCGAATGGCATTGGCAAGTTTATCATCGGTGTCAGTCCGATCGGCACGATTCCGCCGTTCGATTGGCGCGCCACGATCATCTCGCAATATGCCAACAGCCCGATCCTAACGCAGCTTATTGAAAACTATTTCTCCTACCTCGACCAAACCGAAAACTTCGACAGTTTTTACGACAACATCTGGAATATCGAAACCGCGCAAGGATACGGCCTCGACGTTTGGGGGCGAATTGTTGGCGTCAATCGCGTCCTGACAATCAGGGTCGGAAAGTTCTTCGGGTTCGCCGAGGCGACAACGGCGAGCGCCGACCCATTCAACCAATCCGCTTTCTACAGCGGCGTGACGCAGACGGAAAACTACGTTCTTTCAGATCAATCGTTTCGCATGCTCATTCTCGCTAAGGCGGCGGCGAATATCACATCGGATTCGATCCCAGCCATCAACGCCATACTTCGCATGCTCTTCCCAAATCGGGGAAATGCCTATGTCACGGATGGCGTCAAATACGCGAATTATTTTGGTTTCGCCGAAGCGCAGACGTCGAGTGGTTTTAACCAAGACTGCTTTTACAGCGGCCAGACTTTCCCGCGCATGACGATCGAGTACGTGTTCAATTTCCAGCTTTCTCCGGTCGAATTGGCGATTGTCCAAACCTCCGGTGTCCTGCCGAAGCCGGTCGGCGTATCGGCTAGCGTGCTAATCTTGTAAGGGTCCATCATTCATGTTAGCCGCAAGCATCCCAGCAAAATTCCTGCTTGCCTTCGGGCAGAACGCTGGCGCCGGGTATATCCGCGCAATCCCGACCGCGTCTCAAATCGGTATTCAAAACGGCGCCGCCTCGCTAAACGATGGTTTTGTTCCGCTCAATTTCTTGCCTGTCGGGTCAGGGGGCGTGCCGCCGTTCGGGCAGGACATGAACGGCATCCTGTATCAGATAACTGCCTGGACTCAATGGTATAATGCGGGCGGCCCGATATCATACGATGCCGCGTTTTCCAGCGCCAACGGCGGCTATCCCAAGGGATCAATTCTCGCCTCGACGACCTTCGGAAACTATTGGCTCAATACGGTAGACGCCAACACGACAAACCCCGATAGCGGGGGGGCGAATTGGACAAGCTTTACGCTCACGGCCTATACGGGCACAAGCGGCGTCGGCGTCTCAGGGTCGGTTATCAGCCTCAATTATCCGCCTCTACCAAATGTCACGACGCCGGCTAACGCCGATACGATCGCGCTACAGGCCGCGTCGGGCGGCGCGTACTACAAGACGACATTCTCTAATATCTCCGGCGCCTCTTTCAACCTCGGAATATCGCTCGGCGGATATTACATCGCTACGGGTGTCGTCACGGAGCTGACCGCGTCTTCCGGCACCTTCACGGTTCCGGGGGGCGTGACCAAGCTTTATGTGCGATGCTGGGGCGCGGGCGGCGGCGGCGGCGGCGTTCTGAACAACGCCTCCACTTCGGGCGGTGGCGGCGCCGGTTATGTCGAGGGCTATATCGCCGTCTCGCCGGGCGCGACGATTTTTTATGTCGTCGGCCAGCCGGCCCCGGGCGGCACCGGCGCCACCGATGGCGCGGCGGGCGGCACGACCTCTTTTGGCTCTTACCTGGCGGCCTCGGGCGGCGCGGGCGGCCCGCATTCCTCGGGCGGCGTCAACACCGCCAACGCGGCGGGCGGGACGGGCGCTGGCGGGTCTTTTAACGTCACCGGCGGCTATTCCTCTGGCGGCATTGGCGGAGGTGGCAGCAGCTACGGCGGCGGCTCTGGCGGCGGCGCCTATAGCGTGTCGATCAGCCCGAGCGGCCAGTCTCAAACGACGTCGTCGCCGGGCAATTTTCCAGGAGGCGGCGGGACCGGCGCGGGCAGTAACGCGGCCGGTAGCGTGACTGGCGGCACCGGAGCCGCTGGCCTTATCATAGTCCAATACTGAGGCATCGTTTCATGTCGACTAAAATATGGGCGCGCGTCGCCAATAATATCGCCGTGGAATTGATTTCCCTCGACGCGACCCTGAGGCCAGGAATTGATATCTTCACGGCCAGCCTGACGTTTATGGATGTGACGGCGGTTTCGGGAATCGCGGTAGGGTGGGTCTATAGCGGATCGGCGTGGGCCGCGCCTGTCGCGATCGTGCCTCCTGTCCCCGAACTCGCCGCCGCGCTAAAAGCCGCTGCGTCTACCGCGTGCGCGGCCCTGACCGCGCAAATCGTTCCCGATGTCACGCACCAAAACGCCTATGTCAACGCGGCGGCAATGGTTGGGCCTTCCGCGACCGTGCCGACCGTTCCGCCTGTCTCGACCGCATTCGGCGCCCTGGCTTCGGCCTTCGGGCAGCAGCCCCAAGCCTTCGCGACCCTTGTTGTCGCCATCAGCGCGGCCTCACAGACCCTCTCGGCCATTCTGACGACCCTATCCACGGCGGCGAGCGCCGCAACCACCTCGGCGCAGCTCGCGAGCGCCCTGGCGGCCTTTGAGGCGTCCCTGGCGTCGCTTGTGACCAGCATCAATGCCGCTGGCCTGACGGTCGCTGTCGTCGCTCCCGCCGCGATCTCCATCGTCGGCATCAACGCCTAGGCGATACACTCTTTACAATTGGAGGATACCTATGCTGATCATTCGATTGATCGTCGCGGCGCTTTTGCTCGCCGGGGCGGCGCCCGCGCTCGCGCAGTCTAATCCGGGCTTTAGCTACGGACAAGTTCCGACAGCGGGTCAATGGAATTCGTATTTCAGCGGTAAGCAAGATGTTCTCGGCTTCATCCCGCTCAATACGGCAGGCGGGACGCTGACGGGGCCGCTATTCTTGGCGCCCTCAACCGCAATAGCGGCTGGCCTCAACATTGCCCCCGGCGTCGCGCCCGCCGCGCCAAACAATGGAGATATTTGGACAAGCCAAAGCGGTATTTTTGTAGAAATAAACGGGCAAGCGGTAGGGCCGCTATTGTCCGGAAATACTCTTCCGTCTATCTCAACACCAGGAAGCGTGTATGCGTCAATAGCGCCATCAAACGAATTCGCAACAGGAATAAATACATCGGGGTCGGTGACATATGCGCAGCCGTCGTTTTTAAACATTTCTGGTACGGCACAGGTAAATCAAGGCGGCACGGGCGCCACGACGTCTAGCGCGGCCTTGACCGCGCTCGGCGCGGCGGGAACGGGGAGCGCCAATACGTTCGCGGGTTTGCAAACCTTTTTAGCCGGGGCTGCGACTACGCTTGCCACCGCGAATGATAATAGCACGAAAGTCGCGAGCACGGCATGGGTCTCAACGTGCGGGAACGTAGGCGGCACGACGCAATTCGGGGGTATTGATTATGTCGAGGTAGATTGTTTTCCCGGCAGAACAGGAACCGACCCATCCAACTGGGACGATATGCCGAGGTTTCAAGCAGCGTATAACGCGTTGTGCGCTCGAAGCCCTCAAGGTGGAATTATTCACCTTCGCGCTGAGCGTTATTACATGGGAACGACAACGGGTGATTTTGGACAATTCGATAACGGACCATCGGCGGCATGTACTGTTGTGTTTTCTGGTGTAAGCCCAAGCGATTCACCCCTGGAATCTGGAACATGGTTTTATATAAACAGCACTGCTAATATTCCTTTTAGTATTAATTCAATTAACACGCCGCTAACTCAAAGCACAGGACTTTTGGGTGGATTTGCTATCGAACACGTCGGTATCTATCAAGTTCAGCCGACACCCCCTGGCGGTCTTTTTACATTTATTACCTATGGTGGAACCAGTTCTGGCACAGCTAACGCTCAAATTGTAACAACTT